ACTTGATCGCCGTACTTGATGGTATTGCGGAACAGTTTGAAGATACGTTGATCTAGTTTGTTTAGTTTTGTCCACTGTTGTAACTGCTTGCGGATGATGTCAATTTCATGATCAGTTGGAGTGTCAGAATATTTTACTTCAAACGGTGTACCGTTTTGTTCGTTTAGCTGTGTGGAGAATTCTGCAATGATGTCCAAGCATGCATTGATCTCTGAGTCCATGTCCATGTTTTCGTACTGATTATAACGCTCAATACGGTTTGGGTGTCCTGAGTATACTTCTGGCAGTCGGCTGGCATAGTTACGATAAACCATGTCTGCAGGGTAATTATCAGTGCCGTTGTTCTTGCCATATCCCGGATAGCCATCAGCATAGCGCCCTGATATTGGACCTAACTGACCTGATGTGTCGGCTACTTTGAAATATTTTTTCCAGCCGGGTGTTTGTTTTTCTGCCATAGTGAGTTATTTACCGTGATTACATGGAAGTTTGCAGTATTCGTTCCTGCACACTAACTGAGTTCTTTTGCTCTCTAATCATGTCTGATATTGCGTTCACAAGCTGTGCTGTTTGTTCACGCATGACATTGATCATCTCTGTCATTGCTGCTGAGTCATTTGATGCTACTGATTTGATTTCTCGCTCTGGGGCATCTTTCATGGTTTGCATCATGCCTTCAAACATCTTTTTCACATCAGGCATTTCCAAATTGATAGGGATTGCACCGTTGTCCAAAGGAATCATTGCTTCTGGTCCTTTTTCAGCAACCATGGCAATCTGCGGAGTTGATGCTATACCGCCATCTGCATAGCCAGGAATCTGTGCATGAATATGTCCTGCTGTGGCATTTGAACTGGGGTTGTTGTACTCGTCAATGGCCACGCTGGCACCCATGCTCTTGAGCCATTTTGTAATTTCTTTTCCTTCTTCGACACTGGGCTGTTTTGACAGCACAAAGTCCATGGCACGTCCAGATGTGTGACTACTTCTGGGAGATTTTTCTTGATGAAACTTGTCATTAAAGCCAGAGAAGTAGGCAAAGTTAGGCATGTTGGCCTGCACTTGCTGTGCCATTTCGATAATTCTAGGATCAATTTTACTGCCTTCGGCCTGTACATCTCCTTTCTTGAGTTTTAGACCCATTCTAGTGAGATCGTCTTGAGATGCTACTCCGCTGGAAACACCTTGGCCTCCGCCCATACTAGGCATATTTCCTGCAGTAGGCATTTTCAATCCTGTGCCTCCAGGAACTGAACTGCTGCCCGCAGGTCCTGCAGTGGTACTAGTTTGCAATGCCTTTTGTTGTAGAATATCAATCTGTGCTTTGAGATCTGGGGTTTCTAAATCCATCAACTGAGTTTTAAGATCCGCATAACTCTTATAAGCTAAACTGTATTTTTCAGCACGTTTTGTATCTGCGTCTGTCAGGCGTTCTAGTTTCAATGAGTCTTTGACCATTTCTTCAAACGACTTGTCCAACTCCTTGGACCCTGCAGTCATTGTTTTTGACACTACGTTTAGACTTGATAATATTTTGTCAAACGAGTTTTCAGTGTCTTTGAACGCATCAACCATTGGCATTGCATTTTTCATGTCGCCTGGCAATTTAGGCACCGGCATTGTGTTTTTTGCATCTCCCAGTGTTTTAAACATCGAGCTAGACATATCTGACAACGTTGACATCAATGATTTTACAGTGTCTGCAGATGATCCAGGCAATGACGATTGTTTACCAAGTATAGATTCAGCTGAGCCAGTCTTGGTGCCTGATCGAAGATCATCCAGCGGAATCACTGCTTCGTCGCCGTGTAACATGGCAAAATAACCAGACTTTGGTCCACTTAGGATACCGCCTGTGGCTGCCTTGGGCACACCAGCTGCCTCAGCCCCCATCTCACCAATTTTCTTACCAGCGTTTCCGCCTAGATACACACCGGCTGCGGATCCAATCACGGCACCTACAGCAGCACCAATTGGTCCCAGCATGGCTCCTACAGCAGCACCTTTGAGGCCACCAGCTACTCCTAGACCAATGGCTCCTACTGCTTCACCAGCAGTGCCAACATCTTGCTGTGTGATCTTGCTGCCGCCGGGAGTCATTTTGTCTAGTGCTATTGCACCTGCCTTCGTGGCTGTAGCCAATGCTTCCATGGCCTTTTGTGCAGGTTCAATTCCTTTGAAGATAAATGCTTCCATGGCCTTGTTGGCATCAATTTGTGTATCAATCAATTTGGCTTGATTTTCCAACAACTTGTCAGCACCGCCTTCTAATACTTTCTTTTGATCTTCTTTGATCTTGGCCATGTTGGCTGTGATATCACCCTGAGCTAACTGTGCCAGTTTTAACTGCTCGTTGATAGGACCAAAACTTTCATTGTATGCACCAAACTGTCCCAGCACCACACCTACTGAGTCAGCAGTCTTGCCCATAGCTGTACCAGTAACAGTCACAGCATCAGTATAACTCATTTGACCAGCAATGACTTTTTGCGTGGTCTCTAGCATAGCGCCATTACTAGCTAGATTGGCTGCTTGCGCATCAGCATTGCTTAGGTTACCAGTAACTGACGCTTGGAAAGCAGCCGCCATCTTGGGACCAGCTGCCTCGTAAATTGCATTCATTTTCATCAGTTCTTCGGCTGCTTTTTTACCTTCAGGACCTTGCAATTGTAATTCACGAATCTTGGCAGCAAACTGTTCACCTTGCAACGCACGTTCACGCTGATCTTCCATTTCCTTGCGTGTTTGGCCAGTGAGCTTGCTTAGTGCATCTTGTTCAATCAGATACTTTCTAGCACCATCAGCAAGCTCAGCATTAGTTTTATTCTGACTGTTACCTAAACGTGTTTGTATTTTCAAGTAGCCCAACATGCCTTCAGACACGTCGGCCATGCTCATACCCATTTTTAAGAAGTCTTCTCTACTGCCTTCTAGTGCTTGACCCATGTCGCCAAGACGTTGTCGACCTTCGTACACTGATCCAGAAAACAGGGCAAGATCTTTGCTGTTGGCTGCAATTTGCCCCACAAACACATCTAGTTCACCTACGCTGAGTCCCAGCTGATCACTGGCTTTTTTGACTCCTGTCATGCCATCACTAGCAGCAGCGCCTGCCTTGCTCAAGCCTGAATATGTTTTGTACAACTGGTCTGCCATGGTGTTGGCAGCTTTGGTGTAAGCAGCCACAGCACCTACTGCGGCAGTAACACCTGCAATCAACAATCCTACTACTTTGCCAAACGGATTCATCAAGGCCAGTGCCACTGCGGCTGCAGTTGCTGCCTTGGCCATGTCATCAACACTTTCGTTAAACGCTGATGCACCTTTTTTGCCATCCAGCATGGCCTTGCCAGATGACATAGCTGCTGCAGCCACATAGCTGGCTGCTTCTCCAAATTTTTCTGTAGCCTTGGTAGCATTGTTGATGCCGTATGCGGCTTTGACTTCAGCGTCATGTTTGTCGTCTGCGGTTTGTTTGGTTATTTTACCAAACTGAGCCATCTCGTAATTTACTTGTTCAAGTATTCGAGCTAGTTCTTCCATCTGTGCATTTGTGTCGGCCATGGTGTATTACCTATAAGTAGAAGTATATTTATAGGTGCAAAATGACCAAAACTGCTAACCCGCTAAGACATTTTTTTAGACAACCAGCAATCTATCTACGACTGCCAAGCAATGGCAACTTCTGGCCTGAAGGCGATCTTGCAATGCCGCAAAACCAGGAATTGCCAGTGTTGCCCATGACTGCCATAGACGAAATCACATATCGTACACCAGATGCCTTGTTCAACGGGCAAGCTGTGATTTCTGTTATCGAAAGCTGTATTCCCAATATCAAAAATGCATGGTCGGCACCCGGACTTGATGTCAATGCCATTTTGATTGCTATACGCATTGCCAGCTACGGGCACAACATGGGCATTAGTACCACTTGCCCAAAATGTCAAAATGAAGATCAGTACGAAATTGATCTGCGCAACATGTTGGATCAAATTGCATCTCCTGACTACACTCAAACTATCACATACGGTGATTTGGAAATTGCATTCCAGCCTGTGTCATACAAGAATCAAAACGACACCAATCAAATGCAGTTTGAAGAACAGCGTATGATTCGTGCTATTCCTGGTTCTGACTTGCCCGACGAAGAAAAAATACAAAAGCTCAATGCCGCACTAAAACGCATTACAGAACTCACAGTGGATGCCATGAAGTTCAGCATTGCCAGCATTAGAACTCCGCAGGCTCTGGTGACTGAACCTGAATTTATTCAAGAATTTCTAAACAACTGTGATCGCAACTTGTTCAGCAAGATACGTGATCGTGTGATTGAGCTCAGAGTTGCCAGCGACTTGAAACCTATCAAGATTACATGCACCAACTGCGCCAACGAATACGAACAATCAATGAACCTGGATCAAGCAAGTTTTTTCGAAGCCGCCTCCTGACCGCTTCGGCTGAGCAGATTTCTGCTATGATTGACAAAATGGACCAGGAGGCCAATGACCTAAAACGTCAAGGGTTAAAAATGTCTTGGTACATGCGTGGCGGTGCCAGCTATGATGATGTAATGAACATGAGTCATCAAGAACGGCAAATGGTCAGTGAGTTGATCAAAGACAACTTGGACACAACTAAATCTAGTAAATTACCATTCTTCTAATGGACATCGAGCAAGTCAAACAAGATATCGAAAGTTGGATTGTGAACTTTGTGGAAGTTCCGCATCCTGCACTGGGTGGATTTCCGCCCTGCCCTTACGCACGTAGTTCACGACTGAAAAAAAGTTATGATGTGTTTATTGGCAGTGATCCGTACTTTGATCTTAAGAATCGAGCACGATGGGGCATGGGCAACAAGGAAGTTATTATCTATGCATACGATCCCACAGAATGGCCACATGACTTGTTTTCATCCAGCCTGGATCAAGCCAATCAGGACTTTTTGCTAGCAGCTGACCTGCTGACCTTGGAAGATCATCCTGCTGACCCAGAGATTGTGAATGGTGTTTGCATGAATCAAGGCACATATGCACTTGCATTGGTACAAAGTCTAAGTGATCTCAATGCCAAAGCACACATGATGGCTCGCAAGGGTTTTTACGATTCTTGGCCAGAAGACTATCTCACAGCACTGTTTCAACACAGAGAGGATCCACGCAAATGACTTATCAGTTTGCCAGAATCAACTTGGCAAAAACAACATATCAACCTCAGGTGGATTGGTTCTATATCACTGAACCCAACATTGCTGAACTGCAAGACATCTACAAAACATATTGCATTTACAAACACTTTGGCAGCGTGATGCCCTTGTTTGACAGCCAATTCACAGAGCCAGGCATGGATCTCATAGGCTACAGAGATGCAGGCCAATTGGTAGCGTTTTCCATGATGAAACGCTACGATGATCAAAATTTATTAGCCGCACAATTTGCTTGGAACTATCGCAAGCCTAAACTACGTTTGGGTATCTCAAGTTTACAAACAGAATGTGCAATCTACAGAGAGCGTGGATTCAAGTACTTGTACTTGGATCAAGCGCACTTGTACAAACAGGACCTTGAAGGTTTTGAAATACTAGGACCACTATAACATGGCAGACATTTACACAATTTGGGCAGACAAAGAAGGCGACATTTCAGACCTGGACTGGGTCAACGGCATGAAGAGTTTTTTTGATCATTTGAAATCAGAAGGACGCATGGAAGACTATCGCATTACTAGATGCAAGATGGGCTTTAGATCAATTGCAGACATGCCTGAATGGATGATACTCATGGAGTTTCGAGACATGGCTCAGATGGACTCGGCATTTAAACGTGTTGCTCCTCTCGAAGGCGAACTAGAAGCCAAACACAAGTCATTCAATCAATTTGTTTCAGGGACAATACAACATGCACTGTTTCGTGATTGGCCTGACACGTTTGTATGAAGGTTTGCATTTTTTCTGGCAAGTCAATTGGCGGCACATTCCTTGACTGGAGTTTGCATTTCCTGTCAGGCCAAACGCAATATTTTTCATCAAAACAAAATCAGTTTATTCCGCTGAGTCAAAATCCAGTAAGTGTTGATCAGCAAAATGCGCATGGGCACTTGAAAAATCACCCAACAGGGGCTGATGAAACAAAAAAATATCTTGACGCTTGCGACTCGTCAACCGGGTTGTATTCTCTGTATGCCTTCCCATGTCATGGCAGCAAGATCATAGAAAAATACAACATTGTTCCTGTTAAAGAAAACATCGACCAGATCAATCAGAAAACACTTGATGACACTAAAAAAATGTTTTCAGTGTTGTCAACACACGGATCAGCAACAATTCATTTGGCCGGAGAATCAACTGTTCCGTTGTATTTTTTAAAAGTTAGAGATACCAGCATGTTTATGCTTAAACCTGGTAAAACAACATCAGTCGACGAACAAAAAAACGAGTTTGAGTCATTGTTTTTTAGTAACAGTGTTGACCATTGGAATGCCATTGGG